ATGGAATGCACTACAACGGCGGATGAGGTTTACGGCCCACGCAACGCCAGTCTCGGCAGGCGGGCGGTGGACGGCAATATCTGGTCAGGCACAACGATGATTTTCAGAATTATCGATGACCGGGTCTACTCAATGCACGAGCAGTACCTAGGCCGGCTCAAGTACGGCGTGGCGATGACTGACAGGGGAAGAGCTGATATTTATTGTCAGATAGCCATGTGCCGGACCGTAGGCAGAACGGCCCATCCCCCTTTATGGTCACAACCTGGATCTCCAATTCATAACTTGCAAACCAGTTGTATGCGAGAGAGCTTTCGTTCTACTCCTTTAGGCCAAGCCGGGTTCTTCCCGATTCCACATTCATTCCGAACGATTGAGAGGGCACTTATCTCAGGTAAGACTTCGTTTTTGCTGATATCACGGCTGACATAAATTTTACCGTTAGAGATTTCTGGTTTCCGGGTTATACTCCCGCTCTCCAAGAATGGACGGAAAATGGCATGAGTATTTGGCGGTTGGTTACGGGCTTAATTATGTTATCAACAGGTTTGGTGCTGGCGGGGATGGCTATTTATGATGCTCGTTATTGGGCGGCTGCAGCTTATTTTATAGCTGGCATATCGTCGGCAATATCAGTTGTCGTTTGGGAGGCGGGGATTTCAACACTATCCTTAACGCCCACTGTTATAGCTATTGTTTTTACTATCATCTCCGTCATTGATGTGTTTAGTTCAAGTCACGTTTTAAAACAGGAGGAAGCAAAAGCTCAGATGGATTTTTTTGAAATTATCCTGCAGTTACACACTGATCCTTCGGGGCTTGATGAGGATGAGAGAAGTCTAGCTGGTAAGGCCTTTTTTGCATGTGGGATGCAAAGTAATCGAGATTTTCTTGATTTGACGATGAATGCGAACAAGGCGCTGAGGTTGGGGCCAAATGCCACTTTGGTTGATGGTGTTGATTCAGCTTTTAATCCTGCCAAGTCAGCGCGATGCCTGGACTACTTTGATGAGCTATACAAAACACAGCCAATGTTATTTTTAAACTTTGTCAAAAAATATCCATGGCTGTTGAATAAAGATAAAGTATAAATCTAAGCCGTCCTAACGCTTGTTCGTAATGGTGGTTTGTCTCGCCCTCTATGCTAATTATCTTGCCGCTTGTGCCCGAGAAGCAGAGTAGTTGATTTGTATGAGTAAGTGTCCTGTTATATTCCTCTCTTAGAAAGTTGGCATTATGCGGCGCATGCTTTGCCTTGTACTGCGCACCATGGATCATTAGCCCTTGCTAGTGCAGCCATCGCCGGCGGGCTGACGCTGTTGCCGCACATGTGAACCTGCTGAGTTTTAGTGAACGGTTTGCCGTCGGCGCCGTGGGTAATGACGTAGTCGGCTGGGAAGCCCTGAGCCTTGTACAGCTCGGACGGCTTGAGCATCCGCAGACAGATGTCGACGATCACATAGGGCGTGCCCTTGACCATCACGGTGACCAGAGCCAAGCGATCCTTGGTCGTGATGGTTGGTGCTGGCTCACCTGCACCGCTGACGTTCTCGGTCCCGTAATAACTGATCAGGAACGCGGCGACACGCAGTGCGCCTTCCTCATGCTCTGGCGATAGCCTGAGCGAGACGACAGAGCTTTTACCGCCGCCACCTGCCGTAACGGTAGGCGCTGGCTCATCCAGAGGCTGGCCGACGCTGGCACCGAACTGCCGCTCCATGAACGCAGTGACCAAGCTGTGGTGCTGGCCGCCTGCGCTGATGGTGTGTAGCGGATCGTTCACGTCCCGCGCATCACAGTTGCCGCGTAGATGCACCAGGTTTGCGGCCACAAGGGCGTGGTGCTGACCTGTTGTCAGGGTCGGTACCGGGCTTTCAAGGTTCGTCGGTCCGTGGCCGGTTGTGTTGGTGATCAGCGTCGCTGTCACCAGTTGCTGCTGGCTGCCAGTATTGGTGATCGTCGTCATTGGCTCGTCAGCGCCTTTGGCGTGGGTGGTGTTGAAGCCGCCGTTCATCTGAGCCATGAATGCAGTGGCCACCGCTCGGTGGTTCTGAGTCATCAACGTGCCCACCGGCTGATCTGCCGCTACTGGCTTTCCTGCATAAACTGGCCCGCCAGCACCCACCAGAATCGAGCTTGTGAGCGCATGCTTAACGCCACCGGCAACGATCGTCCCTAATGGCTGATCGATACCCGGCACGCGAGGCTGTTGGCCTTCGCGCTCGCCGTAGCCACACTGGATCAGGGTAGGGCTGATCAATGTCAGTTCCCCACGGTTGGCGCAGGTGATTGTCGGCAATGGCTCTAGCGGGTCGTTGATGCGGTCGCTCCCTTGGTGGGTCGCTGGTGCGATGACCGGGCTGACAACTGAGAAAGCACCGCCCTTTGGATATGACGTGACCGTGCGCAGCGGCTCGTTGGCCGACTGCACCGTCTCGCCGGACCAGTTCGCAATCGGCACAATGAACGGTGCCGGGTTATCGATGACAAACTTCTTCATGCCCTTGGCCACTCGCCGCAAGGTGGCCGGCGCCAGGTCTTTCTTGCGTCCGAATATGCTTTTGCCCAGGCCGGCGAAGTCGATGCACTCTGCTGCGGTCCTCCAAGGCTTCTGGCCTTTGGCGGGGCGCTTGGCGTGGGTCAGCTCTGGCCACACGATCGGCTGTACGTCGCAGCGGGCAATCATGAACAGGCGTTCCCGGCTGGTTGGCGCGCCGAAGTCGCACGCTCGGATCACACGCCACTCGACGGCATAGCCCAGGCGCTCCAGCTCGGCCACGAACACCGCCCACGTCTGGCCGCGCCGGGCAAAGTCTGGCACCAGAAACTGCTGATCGACCGGCACAACCTCACCAGGTGCAGCAATGCCGCCGCCCAGCTTCACGACCCGCCCGTTCGACTTGCAACGCTTTGCCACCAGCGGCCCCCATTGCAGGATTTGCTTTACGTTCTCTAGGCTGATCACGCGAGGCCGCTTTTTGCCTGCCCACTTCAAGCCGATCCAAGACAGGTTGCGGATCTCGCGCTTGCGTGGCTGCCCGCCAGCAGCCTGGCTGTGATGGGTGCAATCTGGGCTCATGTGGAACCAGCCCACGGCCTTGCCGCCACATTCGGTATCCAGATCGCCGTCAAACACATCGGTCGTGAAGTGTTTCGCGCCTGGGTGGTTGACGGTGTGCATACTGATCGCTGCAGCGCTGTGGTTCTTGGCCACGCTGACTTTTCGACCGAGGCCCATTTCCAACCCAGTACCAGCGCCGCCACCTCCGCAGAAAAAGTCGACAACAATCTCGTCGTCTTGCGCGTTGAAGCCCAGGCTGTATTGGGTTTTGAAATCGAATGGTGGGCGATTGAGTGAGGTCATGCCGCTTCCCCCACGTCAATCGGGCTGTCCGTTGGTTTATCGCTGCTGCGAATCTCGCCAAGGATTCGGAGCACTATGGCGTTCAGTTGCTCAAGTTGCGTTGCTGCACGCGTGCACCATGGCTCTGTACCCGTGATGTGCGCCCACGTTTTATGGGCCAGCCCCAGCGTGATGGCCGTGTCTGACAGAACTTGGAGATCGGCTTTGGTGAGCGAGCCCGTACTGCCAGCTTTCAACTGCTCTCGAAGACGCCTGATGATGTGGTTTTTGAGTTCGAAAGCGTGCAGATCTCCTTTGCGATCATATTCTCGGCGGAGTGCAAGTGTTGCTATGTCTGCATTCAATGCATCTATCCGTGCGCTGCTGTCGGCGATACTTGCTGATTTTCCCGCCAAGTACGACCTACGTAACGCCCGCTTGATTGCTCTCTCGATGAAGACGGTGAGGAGCAGAAAGCAGACCCCTATGCCTACCAGAATGATGATGTGCTGTGCTTGCATTTGCTGTGTCCTTGGGAATGAGCCCGTCGCCGGATCGGTGGTGAGAGGACGGCGACGGGTTAGTGCGTTGTGTCACTGGAAGGCAGTGACCACCTTTGAATCAGGCTGCTTTCAACTTGGCCTGTGCATCGAGATAGGCCGCGAGGTCGTGCAGGTACACCACTGGCTGGCCCTTGTTCGATCCGCCCAGCCGAGTGACCTTGAGATTGATTCCGCCTGCGTTGATCTTGCGGAGCAGGTAGCGATCACTCGATATGTGCGAGAAATAACGTTCTCGCACAGTGCTCAGCGTGGGGCAGGGTGTGGCGAACTCTTCCCGGAGCTGACTTAACGTTTCACTCACGCAGCGTCCTCCCCGTGCCCCTCCTTTTGGGGCACCAACTGAAGGCGAATCAGCTCCGCGAGACCCTCTTTCGATTTGCCGGTTGCCGTTGCGTACAGTCGTCCCTTCGCGTCCGCCACCACTGCGCCGTATGGGCGCGCTGGGCAGCGTGTTGGGGTGACATACGCGACCTGGCCTTCAAGCAGCACGGCGTCCACCATCCGAAAAACTTCCGCCAATTCGGCAGTTACAGGTGGCAAACCGTCCAGCATGCTGAGTGCCTCTGACGTTGCTCCGATCAATGTTGAGCGACTTATGATGGTTGGGTGGTTCAGGTGCATCGGAACCAGTTTCAGCGCGCCTACGGCGTGAGTAATTGCGTTCAGAGTCATGCTGCGGCGTCCTTCTTCATGGTGGTAATGCCAAGCTGGTCCGCAAGCCAGGTGACCCCTGCCTCCTTGACCATCACTACTGCATAGTGGCTGTAGGCGTGAATGTTCTTGTTCCAGCGGCTGCGCGAATCTTCGTACAGGTAGCCTTTGTCGCGGTGCCTGGGAGCAAGTTCGCCTGCCTGGGTCAGCACGCCGATTTCTCGCAACTTCGCTCGAAATGTCCGTGGCTTTATGCCCAGAATCGTTGCTGTAGCGTCGAGGGTTCTGTTCATGGCGAGTCCCTCAGGCCACGGCCAGAAAACCGCGCGTGCGGATGGCGCGATACAGCTCGTCCAGTGCGCCATACAGCTCTTGAAGGCCGCTGTCGTTGGTTAGTACCAAGTCGTCCGGATGGACTGACACACCGGCTTCGCTGATGTGGGGATTAACTTCGGCTGCGTCTGGCCGGTAGAGGTGAATGACCGTCCCGCCCCGTTTGCGGATGAAGTCAGCCTCGTTTTCGAAGCGGACATCGCTCACGACAAAGCCCGGCGCGCCGTCGAACACCGCACTGAGGCAATCAAGGTTCTGTTCAGCAAGGTCGACCCACAAGTTGGCGCTGATCATGTGACGGCCCCACTCGGTGCCGAGAAGTTGCATCAACTGGCGAGGTGAACGGCCCAGCCAGTCGATGGGCTGTTCCTTTTTGTCGCCTTCGAAATCCTCGGGACTGAGGTTGAATATGGCCATGATGCCGTCGCGCAACGGGTCGGCGAACGCGTAGCACTCAAACCCGTGTTCGTGGGCGAGGTGGTGGGCGGCAGTGGTTTTGCCGGAGCGGGCAGGGCCGGTGAGGCCTATCAGGATCTGCTTCATGCTGCTTGCTCTCCTTCCAATTGGTCGGTTGGTTGCAGCAAGCTTTGGACAAACTCCAGCAGGCCTGTCAGTCCCACGGATATCTTTTCTTCTCCGCTGTCGCTTAGCGACCCCAGCGCAGGGTGCTCTACGTCCAGCCAAGCGTGGCTTGAGTGCAGCACCTTTCTAGGAGCGTTGAGGTCATCGAACGCATCTGCGGCGTAGAAGTGCGCGCTGACCATCTGTACATGCCCGGAGTAATCGAAAAAGCCGAGAAGTCTGCCTTGCGCATTCACCAGCATGACTGCCGTCAGGATCTGGAGAACTATTTCCTGGTGGGTGGTCTTCATGCTGCGTCACCTCCCCATGGGCCGAAATCATCGACTGCCTTCACAGCCGCTGCTTTCACGGCGCTGCTTTTTGGCGGGATGATCAGGAGGAGGCCTGTTTGGCGCTGAATGGTGGCGATAGATTCGCGGTTTGAGGCTGCTGAAGGGTGGAGATACACCGGGCAGCGGGTGTTGCGTTGGGTCGTTAGCATGGCTCGTACTCTGTGGTGAGAGGGGGTACGAGACAAACAATACAAATACGTATTGATTCAGTCAATACGTAAATGTATTGATTTTTGAGTTGGTTAGAAAATTTCCAGCTTCGAAATCACCACTCCACAGATAATTGCATCAGGAGGGAGTTCAATGATGGGATCCGGCCAAGTCGGATTCAGCGGTTTAAGGAACGTTCGCCGACCTTCGACTACAACCTGCTTGAAGGTTGCCTCGTCGCTGTCGCTTAGCTTTGCCACAACCAGAGAGCCATTCTCATAGACCTTCATTGGGTCCACAAATATGATGTCCCCGTCTCTGAACGAGCGCCTCTCGTGCGGGTTGAACATGGAAAGTCCGCGTACGCGCAGCGCGTATGTCTGAGGACTGTGTGAAACTGCGCAGGGAAGCCAAGATTCGGGGTCGTAAGAGGCGCGGACCTCCGAAATCTCACACCAAGCTCCGGCTTGAATCCACGAGATCAATGGTACATTTCCTTTAATTCCCGGGCCGGGCTCGACGTTTGACTTATCTTCAAAGAGCTTGCGCTTCAAACCGAATTTAAATTCGACTGCTTCGCCGCCGTTCCATAGCCAATGCGCGCTTACGCCTAATGCACGAGCAATTTTTTCTACGTTCTCATGACGCGGACTCGCAGACTCCCCCGTCACGATTCGATGCACCGTAGGCTGCGAAACGCCTGATCTCCGACCCAACTCACCTTCCGATAGGTTGAGTTCACTCATACGCTCAGCGATACGTTGACCTATCACTTATTTGCCCTTTGATTCGAAAACGTATCGAAAGTGTATTGCCTCATCCAATACGCATGCGTATTATCCGGCTCATGCGAACATGCATTGGTGAAAACGATGACGATTCAACAGATGCTGGATGAACTCATGAGGCTTGGTTTCTCGCAGCGCGGTATCGCCGATCAGGTAGGTACCACGCAGCCAACCATCTACAGGGCCACCAGAGGTGCAGATATCAGATATGAAACCGGAAAGGCGATTGAGCGCATGCACGCCCAAGAAACATCAGATGCCTCGAAGAAGTCAGCTGCATAAGTCACGAGGGCCGGAGTCCTCTCACCACAAGAAATCCTCCGACCCAGCCGAGCAGCGCAGAGCGCTGAGTGACCCGCCATTGGGTTCCTCTCACCACAAGATTCAACCCAATGGCTCAAACGACATGCGTGCCGCACAGCACGTTTAGCACAGCACATCGGTCGTGGTCATAGGATAGGGCGTGCCCCTGCCTATGGCTACACCGTAAACGGGGATTTTACGGTTATGAGTCGCACGGATCTTTTGCCTGACGCTGGTCAGGTGCTTTCGTTGCGTCAGGCGCTTTACCGCGCAGGGCGCGATTACAAGGGCGGGGTTACTGCCCTTGCCCACGACATGGTTTTGGACAACGACACCCTCCAGAAAAAGCTGAAGCTTGATGAAGAGCGACGCTGGCTCAACCCGGACGAACTGGAAGAGATCGTCCGTCTGACTCGCAGCCCGCTTTTGCTCGATGCCTTGATGCGCCCTGCAGGGGCCGTTTGGTATCAACCTGAGGCCGTCACAGCCACCCAGGATGCGCTCAAATCGGTTGGCAAGCTGCTGACGGAAACGGGATCGTTCGTTTCGAGCATGCATAGCGGTGCAGCCGATCAGATATGGGAGCTGCACGAGGTGGCGCTGCTGGAAAAGCAGGGTAACGACATTATCCGTGCGGTGCTTGGCATCATGGCCGGCGCTCGTCTGGCGATGGAGGATCGTGTCAATGGCTGACGACATCGACCGCGCAAATGAACAGGCGCAGTATCTCTTGGACGTGGCTCTGCATCGGCATGGCCGCAGCCCTGTCTACTTGATCAGTGCTGAATTTTGCGGCGACTGCGGGGTTCCGATCCCAGAGCTACGCCGGGCCGCCTCTCGGGGCTGCGAAACTTGCATTGATTGTCAGTCGCTGCGGGAGCAGCGTAGATGAGTGATCGTCCAATCCCGCTTTCAGCTTGGGCACGTCGCTACTGCGAGACATTCAACTTTGCGTTGGTACCGATTCAACCGGGCGAAAAAGGCCCGAAGGGTAGGGGCTGGAATCAGCCCGGTAAGTACATCGTTGATCCTGCCAAGGCCGAGGCGTTCTGGACGAAAAATCCTCACCATAACCTCGGTGTCGTTTTGGGGCCGAGTCGGGTGTGTTCGCTGGACGTCGACGATGTTCAATGGACGCGAGTTGTCTTGTACGATTTGCTGGGTCTGGATCTGGATGCGCTCGCGCTGGCTTTCCCGACCGTCGTTGGCAACCCGCTGCGATTCCGAATCCTGTTTCGGGTGCCTGAAGGGCTGGAACTGACGCGGCACTCTCTGTCTTGGCCCAATGAAAACGACCCGGACGGGTCAAAACACAAGTCAATCATGCTGAAGGCCAACGCTGCTCGGGAGGCGGGCGATATGGCCAGAGAGGCCTTGTATCGAGCAGACGCCGAGCAGTACAAGCGATTCACAGTGTTTGAACTGCGTGCAGGATTGGTGCAGGACGTACTGCCTCCCTCCATTCATCCAGGTACCGGCCAGCCATACACCTGGCGCACGCCGCCTGATGCTTCGGGGCTTCCTGTTCTGATCAGCGACCTGCTGAATGTCTGGAAC